ACGAGCGGCGGCGGAGAGCGCCAGATTGACCAAAAAAACCGGATGGAAATCAAACCGGCGAAAACAACCAGCACGGCGCAGGAAATAAAAGAACCGTCCATAGGTCAGGTCTTGAAAGTGAATCAGCGATGCAAGTCACTGGCGGAAGCCGAGGAACTTGCAAAGTCGGCGCTGCGCAATAAAAACATGCGGCATGTGAAGGCATCTTTGGAGTTTATGGGAAACATCAAGTTGTATTCGGGACTGAATTTTTTAGTGGAAGATTTCGGGCGATGGGACAGCATAACATGGCAGGCGGAATCGGTGACGCACGACTATAGCAAGTCCGGCGGATTGCGTACCACGGCAGAGGCGCGCGGAGTGTTGGGGTATTGATATGACACCGGACACAGCGGCGGCATTACGGGACATGATACGGATAGGCAAAGTTGTGAATACCTATCCGGAAACCGGACGAGTGCGCGTGAAATTTCCAGATACGGACGATGTGACTTCATACGAACTGCAACTGCTGTATCCGAAAACGCACAAAGATAAAGCCTGGTTCATGTATGACCAGGACGAGCTTGTTCTATGCGTGTTTCTGGGAAACGGGTCGGAGACCGGATTTGTTATAGGAGCGGTATACAACGCACAGGACGTCGTGCCGGAAGGCATGACGGGCGACAAGCGGCATTTGGTTTTTGAAGACGGCACATGGGTTGAGTACGACCGCAAAGACCACATATTGAAAGCCGAAATCAAAGGCGAAGCTGAAATCAAAGTGGAGAAAACGCTTTATGCTGAAGTGGGCGAAGACGCCACAGTTAAAATCGGCGGAAACGCCGCTATGGAAGTGAGCGAAGACGCCACGGTTAAAATCAGCGGAGACGCCACGATAGAAGTCGACGGAAAGGCGACGCTCAAAGGAACGGACGTGGAACTGATAGGCAAGGTAGTGACAAAAGACGGCAGTTTCAAGTGTTCCGGCAGCGTGACGCCCACAGGCACTGGGGCGTTGTGCGGCTGTAAATTTTGTTACGTCACCGGCGCTCCGGTAGCCGGAGAGGAGGCGCAGGGAACCTGATATGCCAATGAACGGAAATCAATTGGGATCGGAAATAGCGGCGGCTATCACAGACGCCGAAGCGTCGTCTGAGGCACAGGCGCAGGTGTTGGAATTGTGGAAAAAAATAGGTTCGGCGATAGTTAAACACATTACAACCAACGCGCAGGTTCCGTCTGGAATTGCGGTTTCGACAACCGGCTCGGCGGCGGCGCAAACCGGCGCGACCACTGGAACGGGGGTAGTAATGTGAACGATACGGGGCTTGGAAGCATAGGAGACGTTACTTTTGAAACGTCCAATATGATGATACGCACGTTCCAGCAATTCACAAGCAGCAGGTCGGCGAAATACACGGATCACGACGTGATAAACCAGAAGCCTGTTTCGGAGTTCACCGGGCTTGAATTGGACGAAAAGGAATTTGAAATCACTCTGGACGGCTCGCTCGGCCTCGATCCGCAGGAAGAGGTTACGAAACTGCGTGAAATGCAGGAGAGCGGCGAACCATATCGCGTAATACTGTTCGGTGAGATTTGCGGCGATTATACAATCCGGTCGATTGAAGAAGAGTATAGGCACACATTATGCAATCGTCCGCTGATAATAAAACTGACGCTGACTATTAAGGAGTACATATCAACCGTGCCGTCCGAAGCGCAAATGAAAATGCGCCAGGAGGAATTGAAGCGCGGCGATACGGGCAAGGGAGGCCCCAAAAGGCTTCCGGGAAGCGTCGAACCGCGCCAGGAGAGGAACATGGAACCGGCCATTGATCCCGTCAATAGGATGCCGTTGTGAATGAACTGACCATAACAAACGAGCCGTTGACTGATGTTGAAATACTTGCGCCCGGCGTCCGTGGAATCTGCCAGAACGTGCGGACTATATTATCGACATGGCGCGGAACGGTGTTTTTAGACAGGACGTTCGGCATACCGACTGACATGGTAGATAAGCCGATGACCACGATACGCACAAAGGCAATGAATGACGTAATTACGGAGATTGAAAAGCAGGAACCGCGCGTTGCCGTGGTGTCCGTGGATTTTGCGGGAAACGACGGCGGACGATTATCAATCAGTGTCAGGATAAGAATCAGGAACGGAGTGTTACTTTAACATGTCTGCGGATTTTACAGGACTTCCAGACGTTCAATTTGCCGAGCTTGATACAGGTCGCGTTGAATCGGCGATTATAACGATGTATGAAGGATTGACCAACAGCACGCTTTATCCGGGCGATCCGGTGCGGCTGTTTCTGTCCACGCTCGCAAACATCATAACGCAGCGCAACATCCTGCTTGATTTTACCGGCAAGCAAAACCTTCTAAGATACGCCCGCGGCGCGTTTTTAGAACACTTAGGCGCGCTGCTGCAAGTTAGCCGCTTGGACGCCGCGCCTGCCAAAACAAAGATGCGGTTCACGCTCGAAGCGCCGCGTCCCACGGCGGTTCTTATTCCCGCGGGCGCGCGCGTGACTGCCGACGGCATCACTTATTTCGCCACGGATGCACTGCTTATAATTCCGGCGGGCGCTGAATACGGCGATATTGCCGCAACGTGTCTTCGCGCCGGAAAAGACTGGAACGGCCTGCTCGCAGGCCAGATCAACAGAATGGTTGACCCGCAGCCGTTTGTCGCTTCAGTTGAAAATTTAGAAGAAACGTCCGGCGGCGCGGATATCGAAAATGATGAATCTTTGCGGAACCGGATAAGACTAAAGCCGGAATCATTTACCGCGGCCGGATCGGAACAGGCATACATCTACTGGGCGCTGACTGCGCATCCCGACGTTACAGACGTCTCGGTAGTATCGCCGATGCCGGGCATTGTGAATGTATTTGTACTCCTGTCCGGCGGACGCATACCTGAAGCCGGCGGTACGGAAATCAAAGCGGTAACCGATATGCTGTCTGATTATAAAGTCCGGCCATTGACTGACTTTGTTACCGTTTTTCCGGTTGATAAGTTACCGATAGATTATACGGTGAAGTGGTTTATCACTCCGGCGCAATCTAACCGTGTAACTGAAATTCAGGAAAGCATAACGGCGGCTGTCGCTAAGTACGAGGCGTGGCAAACCATAAGGATAGGCCGCGATGTAATTCCCGACAGGCTTATTCAGTTGTGCCAGGGCGCGGGCGCAAAGCGCGTCGCCCTTGACGGTCTGGACTTCGCGCAGCTTGATAAATCGCTTGTCGCAAAGTTTGTCGATAATCCTGACCGCATATCGTTCGGCGGAGTCGAGGACGAATAATGAGCATCCCGAAACTTCAGGAGTTTAAATTTCGTGATTTGCTGCCGTCCAGCGTTAGAGACGCGGAAAAGTTTGCCGCCGCCGCTCACTGCTTGGATGAACTTCTATCCGAAACGGACGCGCAGCTTAAAAACGCGATTATCTACGCGCGAATAGACGAGTTAGATGAACCGTTGCTATCCAATCTGGCATGGCAGTTTAACCTTGACGGATTTGAGGGCTATGCGCTGGCGCAAACTTTAGAAGAAAAACGTGCGCTTGTGAAAAACGCCATACAACTGAAATGGCACAAAGGAACGCGCTGGAGCGTCGAGCGCGTGTTTGAACTGATAAGTCTGCAAGGCGTGGTTACCGAATGGTGGGAATCGGACGATCCAACGTTTAGTCCATATCAATTTGATTTAGACATTAACATGGAAGCGCGGCAAGCAAACGAAACTTTTTACAGTGATGTTATCCGTTTGGTTTATGCCTTAAAAAACGTGCGCAGTCATTTACGTCAAATCAAGACAATCATGAATTTAATGGCGGGCGTGCCGTTTATCGGATGCGGCGTATACGCAATAACATGGGCGGCGGTTTATCCCAAAGTTATGAGTGATGAGTGATGAGTGCAGAGTGATGAGTCTGTTTGTTGCGGGCTTTGCCCGCATTTAATAGATGCGCGCACAGCGCGCTTCCCTATTCACTCAGCACTCATAACTCTGCACTCAGCACTAAAAAAGGAAACATGAAATGAGCCAGAAATATCTAACAATGCTGACACCTTATGGTGAGAGTACTGTAGCAAACGCGCTGAGCGGCGGAAAAACAATTAAGTTGTCGTACATGACAATGGGCGACGGTAATGGCTCAGAGTACACGCCCGTCGAAGGCCAGACCGAATTGCTTAATGAAGTTTTTCAAACCGAACTGTCTGATATTTATATTCACAAGGAAAATCCAAACTGGATCGTATGTGAAGCGTATATACCGGCTGACGTAGGCGGTTTCTGGATACGCGAGCTTGCCATAAAAGATGAAAACCTTAAAACCTTTGCCGTGGGATCGTGGCCTGCGCAATTCAAACCGGTTCTAACCGACG